TTAAAGAGACTGTTTAAACGGTCTAAACAAGTAAAGGACAAACACAGTGAAAAGTAGAAAAGGACAAACCACATGCCAAACAAACACTGCACCACAACACAGGGAGCCATCGGAGAGCTCCGGACAATCATGAAAATAATACAAGAAGGCTGGACAGTTTACCAACCATTAATAGATATTGATGGCTGCGATATGATAGCCGAGAGAGATGGAATATTAAGAAAACTACAAGTAAAGTTCCATACTACGTCAGGTAATTCAGAAACTTCTATTATTATTTATTTAAATGATAAAAACGTAAATGCGGACTTTATAGCCATACCAATCGAAAGACCGGAACTAGGTATCAATGAAGTTATTTTTGTTCCGTATGAAGGCCAACAAACGTTAAGTATTGCGTTTGAGGAGGCAAAGAACAACCAAAAGAAAGGAAGGCGTTGGTATAAAGATTATTTAGATTTATACTAAAGACGTTTAAACGCTATGAAACCAGTATTTATAAAAGTTGAAATAACACCGGAAGAACACACTAGCGCAAAGATTGCCGCATTAAAAAGCGGTATATCTTTGCAAAAGTGGGTAGGGTTAGCAATCAAAGACAAGCTTAAAAAGAGTTAATCTCTTTTAGTGAGTAATTGATATAATCTATTTTCAAGTATATCCGTAGGAATACCCTTATTCCTGTATTTTTTTATTAAATGTCTATAAACAGATTCAATCGTGGTCTGTCTCATGTTCGGATTACTTTTTGATTTAGTCTTCATCTAGGTTTATTCCTTGGTATGGGTTAAGTCTTTTTGATTCATTTGGAAGCTGTTGAAGGCGCACCTGACAATTATTTTGCTGACAGATGCGCCATATTTTCGTTTGGATTCGTCTTAAAGTCTCTTCGTCCTTAATGTTAATTACTAACTTCATCTTCCTTACATCTTGGGCAAAGCTCTTTTTTCTTTCCATAGGTTGGAAGATTCTCATATCGAGCAATAGACTTTACATTATTTCCGGGCCTAACATGCTCCCATGTCCTATTGCAAGGCTTACAATATTTGATAAGTTCGTCCGCATTCCGCTTAGCTCTAAACTTTACTGTCCTTACTTTATGTAGCCTTGACTGCTTTTCTAATATCCAATCTATGATGTGCATTATTTACCCCACTTATCTTTATATACGGTCATAGCAATAACACCATAAACAGCTAAATCCATGAATGTATCTTCAATGGATTCACTGTTTTCCATAGGGTTCTCACCATCCCTGTTGTGGAGTATGTTTAGAAGACGCTGCACTTTATCATTCATCCTGATGGAAAGAGCAAGCAAGGCCAACTCTTTATTTCCACCCATGCTGATATTACCGGGGCCATAACAAGACTGCTTAACTGAAAAAAGCTCTAACATGAGCTGCGTAACATCTTTAAAAGATGCTATTGTTTCAGGATATTTGTCTTGCATTTCTTCCCGTATATCATTTGTATATTCAGGATGACCGCTATTTGCTTTTAAAACAGAGGCTGCATACGTCATACTTGTATCCGCCTCATTGTATTCTACTTTCTTTGGGTTCATGATTTGTCCTTTCCTTTTAGTTTGTGGTATTCTTTTAATTCTTTTTCAAGTTCTGCAATTCTTTTTAAAGCGGTATAAGCATAGCTTTCTGTATTAGCTATAAAACGGGTATTACCCATCTTGCGTTGTTCAAGCTTTACTATGTCGCCCATGATTTGTCTTACAAACCCAGCAAACCAATCATGATATTCTTGTATTAAATAATCTGCCTTGTTTAAACGCTCTTTTATGATGCCATACTTACTGGCCCAGTTCAATATTTTATCCATTCTTTTTTGTATCCTTATGTTTAAAACCAGCTCCTAGAGGATGATTATCATCCCATGTACTAAGCTTCATAACTATATAACTCTCACCCCTGTCTGCTCTCATAATGGTCATGTCAGAATTACCGGGGTCAATCCATTTTGGTATCGCCTTTCTGCGTTTCGCTTGAAACTTCCACATCACATTATCTTTAATAAAGTAACCATCTACATCCTCTTCCATACCCATACTTCTACCATCACTACCCCATGCTCTTTTTGTTTCATAGCCTCTCTGTTTAAAATAATCAACAAGTTCTCTTTCGTATGTATTTCCTTTTGTTTTCGATTTACTTGCCATGTTTAAACGCTCCAATCTGGTTCAGGCTCATTCATATCAATTCCACAATCTTCGCATGTAAGAGATTCAGGTGCATTATTCTCAGGTTCATACGGTTGATAGTATAGATTATCGTGACTACACTTCTTCATAAGTGGGTTCAAAGTCTGGATTGATTCTGTAGTTAGCTGCAATTCTTCTATTTTCTGCTGCAAATTCTTTTTCATTAATCTTGTCCCAAAAGACTGCAAGCCTGTCATAATATTGGTCAACATTGATTTCTTTCTTTTGTATAGCACTAAACCCCCTTTGCATTAATCCTGTTAATTCTTTTTGCTGTTCGTTTGTTAAGTATTCCTCATCATCTTCCAATGAGTCTATAAAGGCACTGCGTACCTGACTGTTACTTTCTCTGCGTATCTCACTCAAAATATTCCTGACCTTATCCAATCTCGGTAGTCTACCTTTCATCTGGCCATTAGGTTGTTCAGTGATATATATTATTTCTACCATACCTTTTTTAACAACTTCATCATTATATTGACCCAAGAGCTCAATCCACGTGTCCGTTTGCTCTTGTGTTAGATTACAAGCTGAAAAGTCTATAAGCTTATTCAAGTAATTTTCCGCCTCTGCTATACTTAGCGTTTGATTTTGGGACATTACTTAACCTCCTTTCATCTTTAGGGCGTTTAAACTGTTTATCTCTACGGAGAAAGTTTCTAAATGCAGCCTCGTAATCTGCATAAGGTCTTCCCCCCTTTTGTTTACAATAGTCTGTAAAAGTTCTGTAGATAAGGTCTACATCAATATGGGCAAATTCAGGATTAGCTTTACACTTATTAAGAAACTCATCACTTAATCCTTTGTACGCTTTTTTTGTATTTGTTTTTTTTGCATATATAGTATTATTACTTTTATTACTTTTATTACTTTTATTCTGTTTGTCCCGCCTGTGTCCCGCCTGCGTCCCGTTTACTGGTGCGTTGCTGTCCCACTCACCCTTTGGTGATAGCTGGTAAGTCTCGTAATTATAGATACTTATGAGCGTGAATCCCTGTCCCAAATCTGTCCCACACATGCCACGCTTTTTGAGAAGGGTAAGAAATCGTCCTACTTTATTCTTGTCCCACCCCCAGCGAGTACCTAGCTGCCTGTAACTCTTTGGAACCTGTCCACGTTTTACATTAATGACTTGATTCTTCCATACAGTTTCATGGTCTTTAAATGCTGCCTGCATGATTAAATCAACCCAAGCCTGACCCCTGCTAAATGGCTTTTCTTGCCATAACCAATGCTCTTCTAATTTTCTAGCTAACAAAAAATATGGTTCCTTTATATCCAATTAACCAATTCCTCTACCTTAATTAGCTTCCCCTTGCTTTGATTATCATCTCCGCCCATCCTATCTTCTTTGTCTCTGATGATTTCCTTTAATACTTTTGTTTCAATTAATATTGTAACGTTTTTACTATTTGACTTATCTGGTATAACAATAGCGTAATGACTGGCTTCGGTAACAGATATTCCACTTGGCTTATCTTTATACATATATTCCACAAATACATTTCCAGTGTTTGTAGCTCCATAATCTGTCTTGACTTCAATAGTATCTAATTGTAATGTTTTTAAAAGTTTGTTTTCGTTATGCTTGCCCTCGGCAAGGTTTATATCAAATCTGCTGTCAGCAAATCCATCAGCCCTGAGACCATCTAAAATCCAATCTACTTGTTCTTCTGTCAATTCAATCTCCACGACTCTTCCTCATTTGTATATAATAATGTCTAAATTTGTTAAGTAATTTTCTGAATTTCTCAGGAGGCACATGACGTAAATCAGTGCCCCCCAAGTAGTTACGTTTAATGTGGAGCGTAGTAGGGATACCAATACCATCAGGATAATCCAGTTGTGCTAAAGCGTAACTCTTTGCACATTTCTGCCATGCTTTGCTCCCAGAGTAATCCACCAATTAGAATGGTAAATCATCATCCTTTGGTGCTGAATCACCAGCCTGTGGCTCACTGAACTTCAAAGAATAGTATTTAACACCTTTCTTTGACTCATTCATCCAAGCGGCTACACGCCACTCCTTGCCACCCACTTTACAGTTTCCTGTTAGGTCTGGTGCTGTTGGTTTACTCTTCTCTTTATTTTTAAAGAGACTGCCTGTTTCAGGCTTTACTTCGTACTGTTGTGCCATAGCTATGCACTCCTTTTCTGTTGTTTAAGATATGATATTGAAAAATCTTCGGGGACTTCAGGCTGTTTTCTAGGCTGCCAATTCTTCCCCTTTTGTTTTTCATAAAGATTTACAATGGCCATCCACTCATCACGTAATTCATCTGTGATTGGCTTTACTGTTAATTTGTATGTGGGGTCTTTCAACCATCCATCGTTTGTATATACGTTTCCTATATGCGTGATTTGTTGCTCAGGAAAGTGAGCGTTCCACAACATAGCATAGGCAACCCCTTGAATGGCGTGCTCAGGGTTAGGTTTGCCTGTCTTTAGGTCTATGTAACAATTAACTCTATTCTTATTATTTTTACGTGTTTTAAAGCTTGCAAATAAATCACCTGTCCCAGCCCATAGATAATTAGGGTGCCACAACATAATTTCACTAGCAAGTATCTCAGGTTGTTTTTCTTCACAAAATGCCACATACCCAGCTAAATGCTTTTGTATGTCATAACAAAGAGAATCTGCTGAGTCATAAAAAAGCTGCCACATCGTGAACCTACTTTTATTAATCTTCATCATTATCCACTCTTTATTAACTGGTGCACCATAGTGCATTCTATCTACACCAATGTGCGTAATTGTGCCTTTGAGTGCAGCTGTTTTACCTTCTGGCCCAGCAAGCCAACCTTTGTTTTGCTTCCATGCAGTAAGCCCCGGTTTATTTAAGATATTTAAAAAGCTGGTAGTGGATAACTTTTTCCATGGGTAAAGGTCATCCAATTTATATTCCTCTTGAACATAGTTTGTATTGATAGGCACGTAGTATCTATTCCCTCCACTACTTACCATCTTACACATAATAGGTGTTTTATTCATTGTTTCTCCTGATAGTTATTAAAGCTTGCCGCTGAGGTCAAGAAAGGAGGAATAAGAAACCTCAGCAGCTGAACAGAAGGCCACGCTATAGGTAGAGAGATTGGGGATGCGGCCCTCCAATTATTTTTAGGAAATTCTCTGGCTATTCCAATAAGCATTAAGAGAATCACCCGGTATGCGAAAGGTGCGATAGCCACGCTTAATTACATTCTTTATTCTTTTTGTATGAATGTCTTCTAAGATAGCGGCCTTACTTACTTTAAGTATTTCAGCAGCTTCTTTAGGGCTATATATTTCTTCTTGATTAAAAATGTTTTTCATTGTACCTTTATGTATCTTTATGGTTTAATTAGTATTTGAATCATAATTGATGTGCAAATATAAACATAAATGTACTATATTGTGCAAGATAAAATTGGAGGATTTTATGGAAATGCAAGAAATATTGAGAGCCTATCGTTTAAGAAATGGATATACTCAGGGCCAATTTGCAAAGATTTTAAGTATACATAGAAACACAGTTGCTAACTATGAATCAGGGAGAACTGAAGTACCAGAGATGGTCAAAAGAAGGTTTGAAGTTTTAGACAAAAAAGAAGAAAGGACAAATGAAGTGATAGAGAGTGCAGCAATAAGCAATAATCAAAAAGACTATTTAATAGAATTGCAAAAAGAAAAGATAGAACAATTAGAAAGTAAAATCAAAGAAGATGAATCTGTATATGATGGTATACAATCTGATATTGTATTTTCTTTTGAAGTGAAATTTAGTTGGTCAATAAAAAATTTCGGGGTAAAAGTAAAATATCTTTCTCAAGATAGTAGTTATATACCAACAATGGCTAAAAAATTAGGTTATACTGAAGCACAAATAATTAATTTTTTACAAATAGATGAAATGGTGGACTATAAAGACCACAATATTCATCAATTAAGGACTCAAAAGCAAAAAGAAGAAATGCTTGGCATAATGGATAATTTTATGAGAGCATATAAAGCCATTAAAATGAATACAACGATGCTTGTAGCTGAAATACCAGTTTTATATACTCATAAAAATGGTACAATATTTAAAGCAAATGTTGAATATAGAGTAAACTGGGTAAAAGGAACTGGCACTGCACATATTAGGTGGTTGTCTGAATAATTAAACAGTAATTAAATAGAAAGGACAAACTATGATTACAAAAAGAAGTAATGGTTATTATTATTTTATATATGGTAGCAACGAAAAAGGCAATAGGGTCAGAAAGTCTTTAAAGACTACCAATAAAAAAATAGCAGAAAAGTTAGGAGCGGCATTATACACCGAAATAATGCTCCAAGAAAACGGAATAGCAACAAGTAGTTTAAACGTAGCGGAATTGTATAAAGAATATTATAATTTAGAAATACTTCCTAAGAAAACAAAAGCATGGGCTGACAGGGTTAAAATAGTAATGAATCACTTAATAGAATATATGGGCACAAAACAAATAAAGAACGTGAGGCTTATTGATATTAATAAATACATTAATAATAGGCTCTCTGTTGTTGCTGGCACTACCGTTAAAAAAGAGCTATCTATTATTAAAAAGATGTTCGAGTATGCCCACAATAACACATATATATCCAGTAATCCTACGATAGCCGCAACAATAGGAGATGTAAAGAGTAAGGATGGAGAAAATATACCTAAGGACGTTTGGGAAAAGTTAATGCGTTTAAACATCCCAAGAAGAGATAGGATATTTTGGAACATTTTATATTATACAGGTTTAAGAGCTGTTGATGCTGGTACTTTAAAAAAAGAAGATGTAGAAAATGGTGTTGTTAATCAGAAAAAGACAGATAGAGATGTTGGTATTTATTTACATCCTAAACTAATAGAGTATGGTAATGAGATATATGAGATATATATACATAAAGGAGACAGAGATAAATCAAGAGAGTTATTACAAAAAAAATTAGAAGGAATGGGATACCCATTAAAAAAATGGAACTTACATAGTTTGAGACATTCCTTCACAACCAACCTACAAGAACTTGGGTTAGGGCTCGAAGATATTAAAAACCTTACTGGGCATTCAACAAGTAAGATGGCAAGTAAGTATGCTCATGGCGGACTTAAACTACAGAAGCAATATATTGATAAACTCGTTTAACCATTGTGTCAGATTTGAGTCAGGTAATGGCTATTTATGCGATATTTTGAAGGACAATGAAGTACAATCAGAACCCCCCAAAAACACAAAAGCCCCCGTCAATAAACAGGGGCTCTCGAGGAGTGGGCGTTGAGAGATTCGAACTCCCGACATCTGCCTTGTAAGGGCAGTTCCGCAAGAGAATCTTTTTAAAAATTGTGTCAGATTTGGGATACAAAAAAGCCGGGGAGAAAGGACAAACAATCAAGAACCCGGCTTTAAGGTGTTACGTAACTACGTAAATTAATCTATTAATTCAAAATGAACAAGGTCGTCAAACCCGTTATCTTTTGTGGTGCGTTGTTCTGCGCCTCGCATGACATCTTTATCTAAGCTTGGGGATGACCAGTCACCTCCCCAGCGAACGTTGACTCCCATTTTTGCAGCTATGCCTAATACAAAGCCACCGAGATAATGGAAGTCGTCCCTCGCTTTCCAATCTATCGGGTAAGGTGCAATATCTACAGCCTTACCCTCTAAGTGCTTACTAAATTTGGTCTTTGATTTTCCTTGCGCCAACAATTCATTTTGTCTTTTCTCAGAACGCAAACCTTCAATGACAGTAATATCAAAGTATTTCACCACTTCATTTAATACATTGATTAAACGACTGTCTACACCGTTTAAACGTTCTTTGCTTCGTTTGCCAAACCTAGGCACTTAAAACTTCCAAACTAATTTTCCGATTGCAACAATAACATCCATACATTCTTTTGCTATTTGTTGCTGCTCAGATTTACTAATAGAGCCATCTTTCTTCGCATCATGATATTTCTGTGCTACTTCTTTAACCTCTTTTATTAAAGGCTTATACTTAACTGCGGCCATTGTTCCTACAGCTCCTAGTATAATAACTAGCATGTATGCGGCATTACTAAGTGATAACCATTCCATTATTGTTTCTCCTTGAGTATCTGTTTTATTTCAGCGATGTCCTCCATCATCATATCTAGTTTATATGTGATTAGCTCTCTATCAGCAACCACATCTCTTTTACTTGCTTTCAGCTCCATGTCTCTTTTTATAGCATCTATATCATATTGCATGAATCCAAACGCTAAAATCATCGAGCATACTAAAGCAATAATTGTAATTATATTTTCTATGGATATATTTGTATTCAACTTCATCTAACAGTTCCACTTTCTAAGGGCTTTGTTTATTCTACTATTTGGGTCATTAGCAGTTTTACTACTTGTTAATTTTTTCTTCATGCCGCTCATTCTTTTACAAAAAGCTTTACGCCTATGGTAAGCTTTGCTTCCTTTCTTTAGTTTTGAGGGCTTTGTTGTTACAGCAGTTTTTAACTTGGAACCGGGATTGGCCTTTCTATAACTAGCAACACCAGCAGCGTTTAAACCACCTGATTTGGATTTGCCTTCTTTTCGCTGCCATGCTGGTGTTTTATAACTCATTACTTCTTCTTCACAATCTTTTTAATTTTGTTGTTGTGTGTGCGAGCATAAATATATTTACTGTCTTCACGTAAATAATCTCCATAATATTTTTTACCGCCATACATCCAACTTACTTTTTTTATTTTAGTGTTTGCCATTTACTCTACTCAAACTTCCTTTTATTTCTGATACCTGATTATCTAAATCATTTATCTGTCTAGTTAAATCATCAAATTTTCTATCAGTTCTTTCGTCAGTTTTATTCCATCTGTCTATAAGTTTTATTAACATACCTTCAGTATTCTCAAGGGTTTCACTCTGGCCCCTGTTCTCCGTTTTTAGGTCGTTTAAACTTTCTGCCTGCGCAGACCCTCTTTTGTTCATAGAGTAAACCATATACACTAGCAAAGCCCCTACGACACCTATCATACCCGCTTCGCTGTAAATCGCTAGAAAATCCATTATTCTTTTTCCTTACATTCATCACACAACCAACTATCTAATTCATGAATTGGTTTTTCACAGTCAGCACAATGATTCGGGGTCATCGTACTCTCCGCAGTTCCCGGTTAATAAAGTAATTATGATTAAAGTCATCTTCAGTTAAGATTACTTTCTCTTCCTTTTTTTCTTTCCCCACGACAAGGGATTTAAGTTTAATTCTTCTTCGTACCATTTTAATTGTTCTTGCATTTGTGTTATCTTTACTTCTTCTTCTTCAATATGCTTTTCTACAAGCTCTTCAATGCTGGAATTAGCAAGTTCCATTCTTCGTTCAAGGTCTCCAATTCTGTTCTCAATACGTACGTAACCCAGACTAATGAAAATAACTCCAGCAATAATTTGGCCAAGCCACTTGATGTTAAGACTAATCCGATAATTATCGTCAAGTTTAGTGACCCCATAACTCCTGTACGTTTTTTCATCGCTCATATAGTAAGTATGATGCCGCCAAGTACAAGTATTACAAAGGCCAAAACCTTAATAATGTCTTTAATGTCTTCACTCACTAGACCACTCATCCTTTTGCATTTCAGCTATAGCTTCACTATGTGATAAAGCAGTAATACCACTTGTGCCTTTTACTGCATCTAATGTTCCATCTGCTATAGGTAATTCATATTTAACTAATACTTTACTACCATCGTTATTCCATCTTGGACTTCCAAGTTTGCCTAACTTAAATGCTGACTCTTTCCAAGTTGGAGATTGCAATGTAGTAGTATTTACCACCTGCTCTGTGTACGTATAACTTTCTTCTTCTTGCGGTACAGAATGAGGCTCTGCGTTGAGTTTTTCTAATAACTCAGCTTTGGTATCACTTGATGAATAATCTACGTCACAATCGTCCATATACGCCTTTATCTCTGCTTTTGTGTTATCATCTGATGGGTAGTAATCATATTTATCTACCATCCTTGTAGCACTACGCTCTTCATCTCGATATGTGTATTCATTCCAAGATAATCTATCAGCTTTTTTAAGTTTAGCAGGTAATGCTGACTCCCACTTTGCTTTTGTTAATATTAAATATGTATTAGTCATTTTTGTGTTTACCTTTTTGGTGTTTATAGTTTTTCTGAATTTCAGCTAATGATA